TCTCGGCATATCAGCAGACGACCTTCTCGTAGACAGTCTGACACACTCAGCTTCCACTGCCGATTCCGAGATTCACCGTCTGCTTTTGGACTGCAACACACTTGAGCAGGAGATTCTTACCCGAATGGTAAAGGAACTGAAAGCGATTTTATACGGATTGGGAGTATGATTTTGTAACTCGTTGACCACATAACAAAAAAGCCCGCATAAGCCACAACTGCACTTCGGAGCATGCCGGGGTGCTGTCTGTGGTTCATGCGGGATGAGGCAAAAAGAAGCCCACCAGCGTACCATGTAAGAGTTACACAGTTCGCCAGTGGGCAAATCTTTATTTTAACAGATCTGATAAACTATATTCACCTTTAGGAATATTTGCAGTTCTACGATACTCTTTTATTGCATTAACTAATGTCTGTGGATTACTAAAATAATCTTTCACAAAATCATAAGATTTCACATTATGCATACGAAGATCTGCTTTACAGAATTCACTAGGTTTCTTTCCTGAACGCTTAAATCGCTCATAAGCTCCTTCGCTATGAATAATCAGCACCTCTATCTCCGGAGCAGTAATAACATTGATCACATCAACCTTCTTCTCATAGGCTTTGCTAAGCCTAAACTCTTCTCTCCGAGAGTCAAGAATCCTTATGACAGAAATCTGATCTTTAAATCCTTTACGTAAGAAGCGTTCCTCAAATGTCTTAGCACTCCTGCAGCGAATAACACTTTCTTCAAGCATATCTTCTCTTGTAAAAATCAAAAGATTATTATCCACTAGAACATCAATAATTGCAGCTTCTGCTGATCCTTCACATATACACGCTATATATGGTGCTAACCTCATCCTACCGCCTCCCTTATTTAATTGAAGCGGCCAGATTTTTCTTCAAACGCATATATGCTTCATACGCAGGAGTTGTTCCTTCCAGGAATCCGCTTTGATATGCATCGCTCTTCTTAATGTCATTGCGCTTTAGAATATAGCTCAAGTTTTCCACTGTAATGCCATTTCGATTTCTTACGATACAAATTCCATCATTTCGGTCATATTCATCCAGCAGTTCCGGATAATGCGTTGTAAAAATCAGCGTTCCGCCTCTTTTGTTAAGTCGGCTATCCATGAAGAAGCGCATCAGAGTCGTTACAATTTCTTTATTAAAATGATTTTCAATTTCATCTACCAGAAGGTATCCTCCAGATTGAAGAACTTCTTTCACCATCGAAAATGTAATAATGCCCTTAATTGTACCAGAAGACAAATACTGCTCAAGATCTACCGCATTATTCAAGATAATCTCATCTTCATCTCTAAATTTCAGATGAATAAATGTTTTTCCTTCCGCCTGCTCAAAACATAGCTTCTCGATAGTCGGGTCAAGAAAAGTAATCACTTCCAGCGGAATATCTTCTGTAAAAGGCAAAACATTCACATTCGTATATGAAAGAAGGCTAAACACATCAACCGTGTCATTTACCTTTTTATTATGAGCGATAATAAAGCTGACATCATCTGAAAGGTAAGCTTCATTGCTATTACGTGAATCAACGGGCTCTATTCCATCGAAATCCGTCAAGTATTTTTTCGACTTAACGCTTGCAATCGGCTTTTCCCATAGTCTTTCAGACAAGATTGAATACACATACTCGCCTGTCTTTGCTTTTTTCGCTGTAATCACAGTTTCAAGACAGCAGATATATTTGCGCTTATCATAAAAGTATGTGCGAATCGTAGCTTTCTCTGATCCTCCAAGAATGGTTTTTGTCTCCACATGATTGATTGGCTCATTCTTTATAATGTTCAGTGCTAAATTGATGACTTTCAGCACAGAGGTTTTGCCAGAAGCATTGATTCCAATAAACGCACATGCAGAATGAAGGTAATAGTTATCAATCAGATTGTACAGATTATTCTTGTCATCTTCACTCACACGCTGCTGAGTGTAAAAGCAAACATCCAAGTCTTCCTTAAACAACGGAAGCCCTTGTGCTGTAATTCGAAGTATTTTCATGTACCATTCTCCCTTCTAAAAACGGTTTTCGCGTTTTTATTTTCCATCAAATTCATTATACCCTATTCTTCAGAAATTATCAACGTCTTTTTCGTTTTTATTTTCCGTATTTCAAACTCCTATACGCATCCAGTACGAACTCCAAAAACTGAGGACTCATCTGCTCCACCATGCTCTTGCCATCCACATTTCCTAACATGGTCACACCTGCCCCTGACAAGTCATCTTCTCTCTTCTCCAGCTCCCTGATGCTGTCTGCCACGGCCGCATCGATGAACGCAGCGAGCTTTGCTCCGTCAACATTGCTTTGTACCGGCATCGGTGCGCCATCATCACCGGCTAACCGGATCACCTTCGGGTCAAGGATACCCTCTACTTTTTTAAGTGCCTCTTTCTCCGGCATCCGCCGCAGATACCCTTTCATTGCACTCACGACCACCAGTTCCATCTGGGTCGCTGCGTAATCTTCTACTGAAAGCCATGCTAATCTTTTCATGTCGTTCTCTCCTGCTATGTGTATTTCTGTACTCTCAACATATAGCAGAATTTTACACATAGCAATGGGTTCGGAAAAAAATCCTCCAAAAACAAAAAAATCCCCACCAGACAAGACGAAATGTCTCATCCAGTGGGGTTCCCAAAATCACGCTTCCTGCTCCAGCAATGCCCGTTCTTGTGCTTTCCGTTTCCGGATCATCAGCGTGTGTGCCGTTTTTTCCTTTCTCTTTTCTCTATGGTACCGAATGCAGAGTCCGTTGACCTGCCAGCCGTCCATCAGCACCTCGACCGTTTTATTCGGATTACATCTGCGGAATCCGATGAAGGCCATCAGCGTCCGGCTGTTGCCAGTGCTGGTCAGCTTGACTCCAAAATTCGTCGTGTAAGTGACCACATCACCGTCAACGATCCCTTCCTTGATGAATGCGAAGTAGATGCCCTTTTCAAATTCCAGAAAATCCGGAGCCTGATCCACCCGGTCTGCACTCATCTTTCTTTTTCCACGCCGGATGTCACTCAGGATTTTGCTTCGTGCCTTTCCGCCAAAGTCGCGCAGGCAGCTTCCATCCGTATCCAGTCCATTGACATTCAGCTTCATGCCGGCCTTGTTGATTTCGGGCAGGGCTTCCAGGCAGCGGATGAAAAAGTCGTAGTTGTGCTTCATCTCCGAAAGAAGTTGTTCTTCCTGGCTGAGTTGCTGCCGTTCGTCCATTTTCTCATTCAAACGCTCCCGCAGGTCATCCACCAGTCTTTCGTAGGTATCGATCTCCGGGCTGGCTTTCTGACGGCCACGCTCTACTGCTTCTTTCAGCCTGCCCTGCATCTGAGCCATTTTTTCCTCCAGCTGCAGAATCTGTTCATCCAGTTCGGCTTTTCTGGAAGAATCCCGTTCTGCGACATGCTCCTGCACCTTCTGGTAGACCATCCGAAATTCCGAATCGATCCATGCGTTCTCCCCGTTTTCTTCATGGTCGCGCTTGATGGCGTACAGCATCTCCATGAAACTCTGCCTGACCGCCGTCTCGTATACAAAATGGGAAGGACACTTTGCATCCCCTTCGCCGATATAAGTCGGATGCCAGGCAACATCCGGGTCTGCTTTTCCCATAAATGGCCCATCGTTGGTCGGTGAGGTATCCTTAAGACTTGAGCACCGCCAAACGGGATAAGTGTAATAATACCGCTCATAATAATCGTCCGGCGAACTGCCCTGTGCCAACAGCTCACTGCGGCAGGCATCCAAACATCTGTCATCCTCAAAGTGCGTCGCTCTTGCCTGCAGGGTTCTGCGGTAAAAGGGCTCTCCGCACTTTCCGCATACCAGGTTATCAAAGACATCCTTGCCCACTCGTTTTTCCCGCTTCTCATCCTTCTTTTTCGTTCGGTTTTTCTTTCTATGTGCCAGGATTTCCTGCGCCCGCATCCACACCGTGCGGTTGATAATCGGGACATGGTGGTCCGTTACATAGAATTTCGGAGCTTCCCCATTATTCGGAATCGTCTTGTGGCTCAGAAAATCGACGGTAACCGTTTTCTGCATTTCGCAGTCACCAACATATTTTTCATTCCGAAGGATAAAATCCACACTTTCGCTCTGCCATTTTGTCCCTTTGGATGAAGGGATTCCCTTTTCATTCAGTTCATTGCTGATTTTGTAAGAAGATTTTCCCAGAAGGAACTCATCGAAGATGAACCGCACCACCTTGGCCTGTTCTTCTACAATGACCCAGTCCTTATTCGTCTCACCGTCCGTATAGCCGTAGACCGACCGTGGATTTCCAAAGGCAATCCCTTCCTGAAACCGCTTTTGAATACTCCAGCTGATATTTTTAGAAATTGAATTGCTTTCTTCCTGTGCCAACGCAGAAAGGATGGTCAGGAGCAGTTCGCCAGACGCATCCAGCGTATCAATGTTCTCCTTTTCAAAGTATACACCAATTGGCGGGTCACACTGCCGAAGCTGTCTCACGCAGTTCAGCGTATCGACCGTATTTCGTGCAAATCGGGAAATGGACTTTGTAATGATGTAATCGATTTTCCCATCCAGCGCATCCTGCATCATCTGGTTAAACTCGGTGCGGTGGTTACGGTTGGTGCCGGAGATTGCTTCATCTGCATACATTCCGGCAAAAGTCCAGCCTTCTTTTTCGTTGATCAGCTTCGTGTAGTAGCTTTTCTGCCCCTCATACGAAGTCTGCTGGGCAAGCTCATCGGTTGAAACGCGGCCGTATGCAGCGACCCGGATGTCCTTTGCCTTTTTCAGCTGACCGCCGGCAGACACTCTTCGCTTCGTTGCCGGAATCACCTGCACATTGTTTGCAACCGTTCCTTGTGTCATTTGTCTGTTCATCAATACTTCCTCCTTATCATACCAGGCTGCTGATAGCCCTCAAATACGCTGTCACACTCCACATCCGTTCAGGTGTCATCAAACCAGTGGATTCTAAAATGCTTCGGTGAAAAAATGGTAACGGAAAGCACAAAGGCCTTCACATACGTTCCAGCTGCTTCATCCAGAAACATCTGCGTCCCTCCCGCCAGAGAATCCAGCCACTGAAGTGTTTTCTCCCGGATTTCATAGGTCTGCTCCAACTTCTTCCAGTAATCTTCCATGTACCGGACCTGTTCGGCCCGCTGCTGGGCTTCGTGCTCCAGCTTCTCCAGCTGTTCTTCTTCGTTTAGAAGTCGGTTTTCTAACTCTGTGACTGCTTCTTTATCTATCGGTTCTCCCAGCACCTCACATCTCACTTTTAATGCTTCTTTTTCTGCCTGAATATCCCGGATGTGCTGGTGGACATCCCGAATGCTATAGTTCACTGCAGACAGCTGGCGTTTTAGAAAATCCCCTTCCTGCTCCATCTGGTCGAAATCGTGGATCTCTCTCAGTTTCTCAGTCAGGTTCTTTAATGCCTGATTTCTCGCATTATCAATGGGTGCTTTGGAGATCATTTGCATGACCTCATGGACTTCTGCATCCATCTTCTCACCCAGCTTGAATTTTTCGGCAAATGCTTTGCAAAGCAGCGTCTGGATCTGCTCTTCATAAATCGGTTCCATTCGGCAGCGCTTCTGTCCCTGCTGGGCGAGCTTCGTTGCACACCGCCAGATGGTTGTCCTTGTTGTGGAATGGCCTTGAAAATACCGTCCGCATTCTCCACACAGCAGGAGCTTGGAATAGTTTCTTTCGTTTCTTCCCTTTTCGATACCCCTGTACTTTGCCGTGTATGCCTTCCAGACTTCCTGTGCTTCCTGCCACAATTCTTCCGAAATGATAGCCGGATGATGATTTCTTATCAGGTATTTCGGCTTTTCCCCCTTATTGACCTTCTGTTTATGCCCATTCCTGTGATCGGTGTAGGTCTTCTGACAAAGTACAGAACCGCAGTAACGAACATTTGCGATCATGTACCGAACATCCGTTGCCGTCCACCCCCGCTTATCTTCTTCCTTTAATGCGCCAGCTGGCAGCACAGTCGGCTTTCGCTTTTGCCGCTGTCTGCATCCGCTGTTCGGCGGCTGGATATGCAGAGCATCCAGCTTTTGGGCGATTTGTGTGAAGCCTAATTCTTCTTTTGTAAAAAGCCGGAACACCATCCGAACAATCTCTGCTTCTTCCGGGATGATGAACACTGCCCGGTATCGGTATCCGTTCTCATTTACTGTATACTCCCCTTTGCGGAATTCGTAACCGTAGATGTCCTTGTTGCAGACATTTCCGGCCGGGAACCGTTTCTGATTGCTCCATGCGATGTTTGCAGAAATCGAACGGCTCTCTTCCTGTGCAATGGCAGCCAGCGTAGTAAGGATGAACTCGCTGTAAGCATCCGCTGTATCCATCGCTTCCCGCTCAAACAGGATCGTGACATTGTTTTCTTTCAGAGTCCGTAATGCCACAAGAAAGTCCTGCGTGTTTCGGGCAAAACGGCTGATGGACTTGCAGATCACCCGGTCAATCTTTCCCTGCTTGCAGTGTCGGAGCAAACGGTTGAAACCTGTCCGCCCTTCTCTGCTTGTTGCGGAAATACCATGATCGGAATAAATGCCGGCGGATGTCCACCCCGCATTTCCTGCCAGGAGTGACATAAAGTAGCGTTCCTGCATTTCATACGAATCTTCCTGTGCCGGATTGGTGGAGGAAACACGGATATATGCGGCGACCCGAACAGTCTTCTCTGAAATTGATGCTTTCACCGTAGGCATTGACGGCCGGCATTCCTGCATCACATCGGATGCGAGCTGGGAGAATTCTTCCATACTCTCCGGCTCATTCACCGGCATTTCTTTTACTGGTTCATAGATGGTTACGGGCGGCTTCTTTTTCTCAGCCCTGACTTTTTGCATTGCGGCAAGAATCTGTGCCACCGATTCACTCTGTTCTGCCTTTTTCTTACCTTTTGCTTCCGGCAGCTTCATCTTTGACATCAGGTCATTCAGAAAAGCATTTGAATCCATATCATCCTCTCCTTTCGTCAGATTTTCCTTCCGAAAGGAAAACGTGTGGTAATGCCACCGCCTTTTCCTATCTTCGGGTAGTGACATATTTGCTCTATCCGGCACTTATAGCAAGCTATATCCGAACTATAAATCGTAGAATATCTGCCCATATAGTTGGGCAGAACTGACGATTACGGTATATGTAAAAGGCTCCCCTTTTCAGGGAAGCCCATGAATGTCAGATACGAGCCGCAAAGTCAAGTGCGATCCAGCCAGCACCGGATTTCAGCTTGCCCCAGCCTTTCACAGAACCGGCACCAGCAGATTCTGCCACGATGGTGAACACACCCTTTCCGGTGTAATAACCGGTCTTGCCGTAGTTTGTGCCCGGTCCTTTACGGATGTTGAGGTCGTTGATGGACACTCGAACTGCATACGGCACAGATGCAGCCTGGGTCACAGGATAGACCGCCTTGCCAGCCGGATCGTAGACCGTATACCCCGGATTCGCATCCGCACACTGCTTTGCATACACCAGATCATGGAACGCCCCTTTCTGGGAAGCTGCATTCTGCCAGCTCTTACGCACACGATACCATCCAGAGATGTTACCTCCCTGGTTCTGGGCTGCGGCATTATACTGTGTCAGGTCCCAGCGCTCGATGATATTGCAGAGATTCTGCACATAGGTGTGGCTGGTGGCATATCCGCCGTCCTTGATGATCTGCACAGCCTTCTTGTGATCCGTGCATCCTGCCAGACCTTCATAACGTTTCCTGCTGCCATTCATCGCACCGAGCAGATATGCAGCGTGGTCGGCAATGGAATCCTCCACACAGGCGTACTTTCGGAAATCAGCGGTGATCGTGACCATCGAACCGTCATCATTCTGTTCCTGTGTTTTCTTGGTATAGACGGACTTACCATCCCAACTGCTGCCGCTCCAGCTGTTCCCGGAAAGCGAGGTCTTCATGCCAAAGCAGTTATTGGCATTCTGTGCCAATTCACTCTTACCGTAGCCGGACTCCAGAATAAACTGCGCCATCGACACGCAGGCGAGGATGCCGGACTGCTTCTGGTTTTCGGTAAACAGCGGACCGATCTTTGCCACTGCCTCTGCTTCTGACAGGTTCTTAAGGGAAGCTGCCTGCAGGCCGGATGAAGACGAACCGCCCAGTGCCGCGGTCACCCTTGCGGCAAGATCACCCATACGGGCATACAGCCAGTTTCCGGGACAGCTTTTGTTGGCAAACCAGCGGTGAACGGTCAGGATCATCTCGTCTGCTGCCGGAGCGTAGTTGAGGGTTTTATTCTTGTCGCCCAGCCACAGGAGCTTCTTCTTGCCGTTACGTTTGCAGATATCGATGCAGAGCTTAACGAGCGAGTTATATACGGCGCTGTTCATCGCATACGGCTCATTCATGTCGCTGGCACATTCGATGGTGACTGCTCTCTGGTCATTGGAATTGCTAGACGAGCACCAGCTGCGGTTCTTTTCCTCCACGCACAAAGAAACACGGCCATCCGTGCCAATGCCATAGTTGCAGCTGGCCTGACGGGTCGGGCTGGTAAAACATCCGCAGATGCTCTCTGCTGAAAGCTGGCCTACCACGCAATGCGGCGTGATGCGGTCAATGCTGTGTGTTCTCTGCCCGGAATGGTTCGGTGAGAGTTTGGTGTAAACAACGAGTGGACTATTGGTGTATCCCATATCGATTCCTCCTAAAAAAAATCGAGACCCGGATCACTCCGAGTCTCGTGCTGTAGTTATTTTGTTATTTTATAATCCAATCCGCTTCTTCTAGCATCCTACAGACGAACTTCATGGCAGACATCGGTTTTTCGCCGCCTGTCCCATTGACTTTCCACGCTACGTTTGCGATCGTAGAAATGGTGCCGAGGACACTACTCTTCTTAGCTCCCTTTTGATTTGCAACAAGCTGTATGAGCTGGCCTGGTATCAGGTCCGGCCGATGCCAGTGCAGGATGATTGCATCCCTCAGATATTCGCAGCCCTTGTAGTATAATGTGATGCCATACGGTCTTAACACATCTTCTGCCATGAGCACTTCGTTCATTTTCATCACCTCAGCCTTAGTATACAGCTGTGCTGTTGGGAATTGAAGTCCTAAAAAAGCGTCGAAATGCACCATTTACGGGATCAGCAGTTTCATGCCGACCCGGATGGCATTGGAAGTCAGACCATTCAATGCACGGATATCGGCACAACGGCTTCCGTCCCCCAGTTCCCTCTCCGCGATCTTCCAGAGGTTGTCACCGGGAACAACCTTATAGACCCTGCTTGCCGTAAATGCGTAAGTGTCCGCACTGTTCAGGACATAGGCCAGACCGCTCGCCGCTTCCGAGCATTTGATCTTCAGCCAGCCGGCACAGAACTCCACGATCTCGATCAGTGTATTCTTCTTATAGATGGCCACAACCTCTGCACTGGTATCCGGCATTTCCCGGATATTCATAAGGGTCTTGAGTTTGCCATAGGCGACCGTCGCCGGGAGTTCCTCTGCGGTCGGATACTCTTCCTTTCCGGGTTCCTCTTTCTGCTCATCCGTCACAGGGGTGTCCTTCTCTTTAGAGGGTTCCTCTTCCGGTGCTTTTCCTTCCGGCTCGTCCATAACAGGCTTTTCCTCCGCTTCCTCTGCACCCGTGGCCGGCACAGCCTCCTCCGGGTAGATCACATTGCCGTCATTGTCAAACACCCGGCTGCCGGGATTCTCATCGCACTTGGCTTTCGCATTCGCCAGCAGACGGTATGCGCCCAGCTGGGACGCTTCATCCTCCCAGTCCTCACGCACACGGTAGTAGCCGATCGTCAGCTTTGCGGGATATTCCTTCTTACTCATGCTTCGTTCCTCCTAAATAAAATGTGGGAGAGGCTTAACGCCCCTCCCGGTTGATTACTGCTTGTCGATTTTGTCCTGATCGCGCTCGTCCTTCAGCTGTGCCAGCATCTCTTTGAGCTTATCCGGCACCGGAAGACCAATCACTGCTGCATTCTCAAGGCAGCTCAGGCCTTCGTTTGCCAGATAGAAGAACACCACAGCTGTACGGATGGCGGCTCCATTCTGGAGGATCTGTGTGTCAATGATATTGGCAATACCAACCAACACAAAGATACATACCTTCTTGGCGATGCCCTTAAAGCCAACTTCAGAAGAAAGCTCATGCTTGATAGCTGCCGCCAGCACCCCGGTGAAGTAGTCACAGACCACGAACACTACAAGTGCATACAGGAAGCCGTCAAAACCGCCGAAGAACCAGCCCAGGAAACCACCCAGACCTGCGAACATCCATTCAATCTTGTCGATCACATTCTGCATAATTCCGTCCTTTCCGCCCGTATCCGGGCAATAAAAATAGACAGCCGAAGCTGCCCTTTGATATGGATTGTATATAAAAACACGGACAAGCCGTGGGATTTGATTATCGATAGCTGGCAATCACCGCACTGGCATTGAACACTCCGATCTTCTTTGCACCTGCCGCATTCGGATGCAGACCGTCAATCAGGTAGCGGCCATTGGCATTCTTTTTCTCGTAAATGTCACAGATACCACAGTAGAAGGTGTCAATGACTTCCAGAGACATCCTGCCAGCAAGAAGTTTCAGATAATCGCCCTTTGCCTTAGTCTGTGCATAGTTCCGGGTCGTGATATAGCCCTGGATCGGCGTGCAGATATAAATTTTGGCCGCCGGGTACAGCTGCTGCAGTTTTTCGATGCTGTACCGGAATGCCGATGCAAACACCCTGCAGTCCAGCTCTTCGATGGCGACCATTTCATTCTCTGAAGTGAAAGAGCCTTCCATATCGCCGGAAGGAACACCATCATTCGTACCACAGGCGATCAGGATCATATCAAAGTCGGCGTAGGCAGTCACTTCCTTGTAGTGAGGACTGGTCTTGTCCTTACCTCGGATGAGCTTCTCCACCTGATTGCCCATGACATTATTATGGTTCTGGTCAGGTCCGGAAAAGACCGGGTTACCATCGTAAACGCTGTCCTCATAATCACACCATCTGGCACTGGCTACCGACAGGTTCACAAACTGTGCCGGCTGGATGATCTCATTGAAGTACCTTACCCAGCCACGCTCCGATGTGTTCAGTGCCGTGATGCTGTCTCCCAAAAACAGGATCTTCTTTCCAGTGAACGCCGATTTCTGCTTCATGACCACCTGCATATCCGTCGACACGGAACTGATCGTTTTGGAAAGGTTCTGCATATTCGCATCTGCCGTTTTGATCGCATCCGCATTTACACTGACCTTTTCCGACAAAGCAGCAAGATCCTTTGTATTGGTGTCAGCCTGCTCGTGAAGGAGGCTGTAATCTTCCCCAAAGTAGCTGCCCTTCACATTGAAGTAATGTGCCTTTACATTGGACATGGTCATATCGTAGGTGCTGTTCTTCGTGAACACGATCTGGATATAGTCATCCTTATACCCGGCATCTTCCAGCTTTTTGGATGGAATTTCAAGCGTGATCCGTTTGGGCTCTCCACCTGTAGAAGCAATCGACCCAAGGTTCACCAGCTTTGAACCAACCACATAGTAGTGCATCAGCTGGTCGTTACAGTAATCCATCTCGACATAGAGCTTATCAAACCGCTCCGCACGGGGAACTTTGATGCCGCCGCCATAATACCCGCTCTCATATTCTGTCAGAAAATGATGGATGGTGGCTCCTTCATCCACGATCTCCCATTTTCCTTTGGAAAAGGCACAGGGCTGGAACGGAACTTCAAGGCTCTGTGACATCAGCGCATCCCTTGCGAGTTTTGCTGTGCTCACACAGGCATCTGCGAGTTTATCCTTTGTGACGGCAGCATCCAGGAGTTTCTGGCCGTCCACAGATTTATCCCGGAGCATTGTGCCGGACAGCGTATGGTCGCCAAACGGCATCCTGCCATCCACCTTGAACGGAAAGTAACCATAAGACCGTTCCGGATATTTACAGTCCACTACAAAAACGATGACATCATTCTCTTTTGGAGAATCCGACCAATCTGCAGTAACCAGCGTCCCTTCCACTGTATCGTAGGAGATATAGGTCAAAAGAGCATCCGGGTTATACGGGACCGGCTCTGGTTTCGTAAGCAGCTTATTCCCCTTCGCACCCAGATAGATAAAGTTTCCAGAAAACTCCAGCTGATGCTCTGCGGTATTCAGATTGACTGCTCCTGTATAAGAGAAAGGCATACCGTTGGCATAGAACTTATCGGCTCTGGACCGTAAGTGTGCACCAAATGAGTCATAGGTCTTCCCTGCCGAATCGACCCTCGCATCCAGAGTTTCTTTGTCCGTAGTCTTACCGGATGCAATGCTGTTCATCCTGGAATTCAGGGATGCTGCGCTCTGCTGCATGGCCGTCCGTCCATCCTCCAGCTGCTTCTGAGCATCCGCCACCTTTTTTGTCAACGTTGTGGTCGTATCACTCAGACTGTCATTCACGTTCTGCACCGTATCCGTGAGTTTCTGGGTGACCCTTTCTTCCGTTTCGGACACATTTTTACTGATGCGGCTTTCTGTTTCCGCCAGTTCTGTATGAACGTCCTCCGCTGTCTGAGTCAGATGATCCTCTGCCAGCTTAATCTGCTCACTGAACTCACTGCATACAGCCCAGTAGTGTTCATTAAAGATTTCCGTTCCCGCCGGGACCGGCAGCTTAGAGATATAGCTGACACCAGTTTCCTGACACAGCACGATGATCAGTTCCTCGTACTCTTTTGTCTTGTCCCAGATGCCGCCATGCTTCGGGACGATGCGTCTGCCAACATACTTAGGCATAGAACACACCTCCCCTCAGCACAGAAGAGATCAGATCACTGCACAGGGCAGATAATCCGATACCCCCCCCCGAATTTTCAGACAATTATTACGGTTCATCATAGCTTTTCCTTTCTCCGGGATATTCCCGGCATCACTTCATATCCTGTAGTGCCAGTGTATACTTGACCAGCGCATACAGCTGATAGCCCCATGCGCAGTGTGCGTAGTTGTTCGGATGCCAGTTGGGACCTCCGTACTGGCCTCGGCCGTATGCCATGTGCAGTACCCTGCCACTCTGTCTGCCAATCGAATCCGCAGACACATAATCCAGTGTAGGATAACTCTCTACGGCCGGCTGGATCAGATGACCACTGCATACATAAACACCGTTTGCTTCATCCTGCAGTTCATCGCAGAAATACTGGTAGATGCTCACATTCTTGCTGTGAAGTCCTCCCAGCGTGATCTCAGAAGCCCGGTACTCCGGGTATTTTGCCGGGAAGTAAGTGCCTGTCTCATCAATGGACATGAGGATCACGATGATATCCGGATACTCACGCTTGATCGTTTTCACGACATCCGGGATATTGGCTTTGTACTCTGCAAGGGAACTATTGTGGTTCAGGTTGATCACCACATGGGTCGGCGTGCACAGGTCATAAGCATTGGCATCTTTTACTTCCGTGCCTGCGGTTTCGCCGGGGATAAGTCGGGTCATGCCGTTATCCGCTAACGTCCTGTACTTATCCAGACAGGCCTTCAGTGAGAAGCCCTTCGTCTTTTCATCGTAGAACGGGTTAATATTGGATGCGCTCTCAAAAGTTGCAAGGTTCAAATCTTCTGCACTCCAGCCGCCCTTTCCCATCGCATAGTTCACAACCGTCTTTCCATCCAGCTTGAACGAGGAAGAGGAACCGTAATGCTTGCCGTTCACTGTTCCCGGCATGCCGACCATCAGACAGCGGTATTCGGTTTCTGCTGCTTTCGCGTCTTTGCGGTCCAGATCAAACAGGTAACGCACCCACGACCAATAATGGATTGGAAGATCCGCATCTGTTTTCCCAACACCGGCCAGATAACCGTCCGTCACACTGTCACCGATGACAAGGATCTTCGGGAACTGGGTCTTGCCCATGCTGGCGAGGGTGCTGCGATGCTTGAATTTGAGTTTCTGCGTCTTATAGACATCTGACACAAACGATTTCTCTACCGTCTGTTCCAGAACATCCTCCCCGCTGTTGACTGCCGTATTGGTAAACGGTGAGTACAGGTCAAAGCTCTCCTCCATCTCCGCGCCAAAACCAGCAGCTCTATCCTTCCATCCGGTCTCAGCAATCAGATGGTCCACCCAGACTGAAACATGATAGTTTCTGGCAGTCGAAAGGTTATTGCAGACCGTATACACCGGTGCCGCCGGGACAAGGCGAAGGTCTTTCTTTTCCGGCACGGCCACCAGCTGATCCAGCCGGGCAGTCAGATTTGTCAGCTGCTTTTTCTGGTTATCCGCCTCCGTCTGCAGGGAGTTCACTTCCTGTTTCAGATCATCCAGCGGCTTATAATCCGTGTATGCTTCATACACATACTCCGTTCCCTCAACAACGCAGAGCTTCTCTCCAGAAGATGCCATATAGAAGAACATCACATAGGCATCGCCTTCCTGATAGGTGTACTGGTCATTGGCATCCACATAGCGGAGCACCTTCTTCGCCTTGTCAAACACGACCTGGCTGGTTACACCGTTCGTGCCGGAGCCTTTGGTCACAAGGCCATTCTCACTGACCGGGATATAATCCGTAGAACCATATCGGAGATTGTCTGCATGATACTGAATGATGGACGAGTGTACAAAGGCAAACCATCCCGGACGGTACTTGGAAGGGTCGAGCAGGTTCCGGCTTCGGACTGCATCCAGCTTGCCGGATGCCAGCGTATCCGTGTATTCCCGCTCGTCCTTGAAAGCCTGTCCTACAACAGCAGCATCCGCAGCCATGCCGGAATAAGATAGCGTCGTATCCACCTTACCTGTTCCAATCAGGATCTTGCCCATAAAGACGATCAGGCGGTTTTTGTAATCATACTCCACATTCCCGGACGGTTCATTGCTGAAGAAATCGTTGCGGATTTCTTTTCCGGTACTCGGACGCACTGGATAGTAGAGCACCTTGTCTGTACTGCGTACACGCAGTTTATATGCTCCTTCATCCATAAACCGGTGCAGGAACAGGATAATCTTGTTATCTCCCTTCACCAGTTCTACCGTCTGGGTAAATACCTCGCCTTCTTCTGATTCAAGCATGACGGTCAGGGTCGTCTCCCCGATGGTTCGGAGTGTGAACTGGATTTCCTGTACAAACACACTTTGCAGAACAGTCAGCGGCACATAGTAGGTCTGGAGTACGGGGCTGCTGCCTTCCCAGATATTACTGACACCATCATATAAAAAGGGCAGGTCCAAACTGGTCATCGTTTCCTTTGCCAGCGCATCATCCGCACTTCGCAGTGCTTCGATCTCGATTTCCATCTTTTTCTGATTCTGTCGCTCCCGCTGAACCTGATTCCACAGCTTTGCAGACTCTCCGCAGACCTTCAAATTCAGGTCTTTCGCATAGGAGCTTGCCCGGATCTGGAATACCCCTTCCGGGATCTCCAACTCCTTTTCTTTGTACTCCTGCGGCTGTTCTGTGTCCCTGGAATCCAGAATAGATGCCACAAACGTACCATTGGCATCATAGCCCGCAACTCCGATCCAGTTGAACACCTGCCCGGTATAGTAGACTTTCTGACAGGCAGTATCTACCGGGATCAGTGCTGTCGTTTGGACATGCTCAAACTTCTGCGTTTCTCCGTTGATCGTGTTGACTGTAATGCCTTCTGTCAGTTCGCCGGTCGCATCATAGTTTGCATCCACCTTGGATTCCTGCAGTGCATCCAGCCCTTCTTTTGCTTTCGGATAGATGGAACGGATCGCTGCCCCAAGGTTGTCAAAGGTATTTCCCTCCGAGTCCACTCTTGCATCAAGGACTTCCGTGTCAGAGGTTCTCCCTTTCGCGATCTGATCCATCCGGGCATTCAGGGCCTTGTTTGTCTGTGCGACATTCTGGGCACTCTGATTCATCTGCTGCTCTGCCGCTGCGACTTTTGCAGTCAGATCCGATTTTGCATTCTCCACACGCGCAGTCACACGGTTTTCTGTCTCAGACAGGCTGGTGTTTACCTTGTTTTCTGTGCTGGAGAGACTTTCATTGATACGGCCTTCTGTGTCGGATACATTTTTGTTGATCCGGTTTTCCGTTTCCGAAAGCTCTGAGCGGATATCTTCAGCCGTCTGGGTCAGGTGCTCCTCTGCCTCTGCGATCTGCTCACTATGCAGGCTGAACAGACTCCAATACTTCTCATCACTCAGAGCCGTTCCCTTCGGCACCGGAAGATTGGAAATAAAACTGTTACCGCTGTCTGTATCCAGCACGATCTGCAGTTCTTCATATTCTTTCCGGATGTCCCATTCGCCTGCATGTTTGGGAACGATCCGGCGGCCTGTGTATTTTGCCATATTACCCCTTTCTGTCAGCCTTACACTGACACATCATCCTCACCATATTCCACAACCAGATGTCCTTCCTCATCGATTGTGAATATCAGTCCAAGGTCGCATTTTGTTTCAAATGCAAAATAGCCATCCTCCGTAATCGATCCTTCCACGATTTCACGGCACAGCTTTTCTACGGAACTGGACTCCGACTTATCACTCAGCCCAAGGCCGTCATCCGACTCAAAGCCAAAGCAGCCTGCCTTGTCAATAAACAGATTTCGGATGCCATCCCGAACAGCTTTCAGGAATGCTGTAAATGTGTAAGTGGCGATCTTGCCGTTATTGATGGCCGCCCTCTCCACCTTTAACGTAAGGGAGAATGAGCCAAGGACATCACCTTCTGTGCTGAGCATAACAACATCCAGAGGAAAACGTCCGGCCTGCGCCGTCATGAAGGTCGTGATTGTAAAGAGGACCGCTCCCTTCTCAACGAATACAAGGTCTGGTGCGGTTTCGCTCGTGTAGTGGAAGATCGTGCCGTCCGGTCGAGTACCGGAACAGGCTACAATACAATTCTGCGGCACGGTATATTCCACAGAGTTGTTATACAAAACACAGCGAACTTTTCTCGCCTTATTGTCATACTGCTTGACCGGAACCGTCACCGGGATGAGATTTTCCGTCAGTGACAATTCCACTTCCTGATAAATGCCTGTAAGCATTACGAACTTCCTCCTTCCTGATCCGTCTCCTTGTTATCTGTTTCCTCTTTGTTTTCCGTATCCTTATCTTCACTGCCCGGCTTTTCGATATCCGGGGTCTCAGGATCGGTCGGTGTGGTCGGATCGGTCGGTTCCGTTGGCTCTGGATCAGGTTCTTCCGGTTCATACCCAAGCATCTGCCACTGCTCTCCGTCCCAGAGTTTCAACCGCAGGTTCTTTTTATCGACCCAGAGCGCATCTGCTGCCGGGGTCTCCGGCGCCGGGATGCTGGGCTGGTACTTTTCATCCAGTTCTTTTTCGACATCTTCCGACAGCTTCTTCGCCACACTGTATCTCTCATCCAACTCCTTCTGCAGATCTTCTGAGATTTCTGTTAGGGTGCCATACCGCTTATCCAGTTCCTCATACAGTTCTTTGGACAGCTTCTTTGCCGTTTCATACCGCTGATCGAGTGTTTTCTGAAGTTCAACAGAAATAGCGGTCGCTGTTTTGTACCGCTCATCCAGTTCCTCCAGCAACTCCTCGGAAAGCTCGGCTGCTTTCTTGTAACGGTCGTCCAGTTCCTTGAGTGTCTGCTCCAGCAGGATTGCTGTTTTGACTGCGGAATCATCTGACTCCCAGCCATATCCCCATGTCTTCCCGCCATCTGTGGAAACAAAAAATCCGGCCGGGCTATTCTTCCACGCAGCCGTTGATTGTTTCAGGGTTGCTGCGTTGAATGCGTACCGAATCGTATTTCCCTTACTGTCCGTCTCATTTTTATAATGAAGGCCGAACAGTGCAGCAAACAGCGCACCATCATAGATAATGGAGGCCGAAATGCCGCCCATCTGCTCTCCCACTGCTGTTTCCACACGGACTGCGGTATCGTATGCGGCGGTTGCTGTATTTCGGATACTGTTAAGGGAGCTTGTCAGGGAGGAATTTCGGCTGTTGACCGTGGAATTTGACAGTGTGATGCTGTTGTACCGTTCCAAAAGCGAGTCATATTCGGTTTCTGTAACCTTGGAACTGGCTTCAATGCCCAGCTTCGAGATATACACATGGACCGTATCACAGAGCGAGACCTGTTCTGCCTGTACAACATCCTCATATCCGGGTGTATTCCAAAGCTGAATGAAGTCGATTTTAATGTCGACCTCCGGCTCTGTCAGGCTGGTCGTATCAATATAGTCCTGTGCATACTCTCGCAGAGCCGCTTCCGATGGCTTTTCCTGAAAGGCACTGGTGCAGTCCAGCACCGTAATCTTCTGATACGGCACAGATTTTCGGCTGACCATGACCACTTTTTCCGGCAGTTCCATAACCGCCTGCGTTTCGTTGTCTACCCAGTACGGATGCACTCCTGTAATGGTATTCTCGATGGATTTCTCCATCTTGAAATCCGTCAGATTTTTGCCGTAGACGATATGAACGTTGTGGTCCGCACCTCTGGCTCTGTGAAACTTGACTGTGTAGCGATCCCATTCGAATTCTCCTCCGAAGGTATCCAATACCGAGCCATCCATACCGCCCAGACAGTTACGGAAAGATGCCGGAACGGACACGGTAAACATCGCACTGGATGCCACATCTGTCCAAACTGAGAATGGACAGTCGGAAGCCGCATGGCTTTTTAGCCCCTGCACCGCTCCTGCGCACCCACTCACTGAGAACGGAGAAACTGTAATAAAGTTGAGCTGGTAGGAAATATGCCGTGCCTGCACTTCCAGTTTTCCATCGATCGGGGTCGTGATCTTGTAGATGCGGAACGGCTGAGACTGCATGGTATCGGATGGTTTGGCAAGGATGATATTCCCCTCCTCCAGCATCTCTGCGTGGATACCGTCTGCCGGGCAGATGAGCTTCAGCTCATAGCTTCCGTTTCGCTTTTCCGTTACGGTACAAGACTGTGCATCTGCCAGTTTTCCGATGCCGTTGTGGTTGAACTTTGTTTCTCTGGAATCATATAAACATGGGATCACTGGCTGCACCTCCCCTCAGAGCGTCCACCAACGGGGAATGACTTCCACCGCCGTGATACCGCCTGTCCATGTGATCTGTGTCTTTCCCTCCGGCAGTTCCGGGAAATCATCCGAAAGGATGGTCTCATTGCAGAAGCCGGAAGCGTTGTAAGCGTTGTGCGTCTCACAGTTGAGTAGCACATAGTCTTTGATGCTGTGGATGGTGATCTTCTCTTCCCCCACATACAGCTCGCCGCCAGAATCTCCATAAACCTTGAAGATGGGCTGTGCAGGAAAAGCAAAGGGATTTTTGAGTGTTGTCCTGCTCTCCAGCCGAACACTTCGCTGTCCATCCACGCTCCACCGCTGGGGTTTACAGTTGAATGTCAGTTCCATCTCAGCGGCTTTCTGGGCTGTCACATCAAAAGCAAGGGCATCTTTGCAGACCGCCATCCGGAAAAAATCCGGGTCGTAGGTATCCTGCAATTTCTGATATCCAATCGGAGATAACAGCCATGCCTTGACTGCTGCGGTCTTGGCCTGCAGACCGTTGAAGAAAAATGCCTTATACTTGATATCCACGTTCTGATACCTACGACGGCCTGCCTTTGCATTCTCGGTGAGGATGTCTCCGTTCCTGCCGGGTACGGAGGTGCTCTCCACATCCGCAGCCGGAGAATCATACACACCGGGACCAGACAAATATAATAGGAAGTCTTTGCTGGACTTCCCGGCAAACGACAGATACTGTCTGGCGTATCTGCCTTTAAGCTGAAACTGTGATACAGTCTGCTTTGGAGCATTGTAGCCCATACGCATCTCCTCCTTTTTATTTGAAGACCGAATCATCTTCGTGAATCATGCCGTTGATCTTATCGGCAACAGTCTGTGCGAGTTCATCATCGTTCCGGGCATTGTAACCATTGACTGTGATATACACACCGCCGAGGTTGGTCGTCCGGGTCGTACCGCCTCCAGCCAAAGCGGCCTGCGGGAAGTTCCAGCCAGAACCATCGAAATGCGGCAGAGTCAGTTCCGGCAGGCTGAAGGAGCTGATGCCCTCCATACCCTGCTGTACTTTTCCTGCCATCGACTTGATCTGGCTGATCAGTCCACCCTCACCTTTCTTGATGCCGCCGGAAAGCAGCTTCATAAAGTCGGGCATATAGGTGTCCGCATCTGCTAACGGTCCTTCGTCCGGCACAGAGAAGTGCAGGAACGAACGAATACCGCTCGCCACACTCTTGACCGCATTGCCGACCCAGCTCACACCTTTCTTGATACCTCCTGCGATACCGCCAACAATATCCTTGCCCCAGCTGACTGCCGAGGAAGCCACGTTCTTGATACCGCCCCAAATAGACGACGCCACGTTGCCGATGGCAGATGCCGCGTTGGAGATACCGTTCTTAATGGCGTTTACTCCATTCGAGAATGCCGACGTAACCTTGTTCCAGATATTCGTGACTCCTTCCCGGAATCCATCGCAGTTTTTCCAGAGAGCGGTCAGTCCAAGACCGATGCCGCCAACGGCTGCCACTGCGATACCTGCAGGACCGGCAAGACCGGCAAGTGCTGTGCCTGCGGATGCGAGGAAACCACCTGCGGAGCTTGCTACCCCTGCAAGGGCTGTACCTGCGCCAGCGGCCAGACTGGATACGGTCGTACCCACAGAACCGAGCAGACCGGAAAGCGTTGTGCCGACTGTCCCGGCAATACCGCCCAGCGAAGAACCGATAGACGATACGATACCGGAAAGACTGCCGCCTAAACCGCCGATCTTCGATACCACACCAGAGAGCAGCCCGCCCAGATTCGACAGGATTCCCCCACCGCTGGAGCCAAGGCTTCCCAGCTTCGAGAGGATGCCGGAGATTCCCTCTCCCAGACCGCCCATTTTGGAGGTCAACCCAGAGATCAGGTTGCCAAACTTCGACACGATCTGTCCGCCGTCTGCACTACCGATCTTCGACAGGAAACTTCCGATATTGGACAGCAGACCACCGCCGTTCTCTGTACCGAGGACATTACCGAGGTTCTGCATCGTACTACCAAGGTTTCCGATGGTGTTCTTCATGGAGCCGAGCTTGTCCACAAGACCGGTGACCGTATTGACCGTGTCACCGACTTTGCTGATGCCGTTGCCCAGGCTCTTTAGGAAATCCGAGTTGAAGGTATCGCCAAGGCTGCGGATCGCATTTCCAAGGGAACTGGTCTGAGAACTCAGCTCTCCAATGGAATCCTTCATATCCGTAAAGCCCTGCTTCACTTCATCGCTCATACTGCCGACTGCTGTTTTGGTGATGCCCTGCAGGTCAGTCCAGAGCTGCTGGAACTGTGTTTTCAGCCCGGAAAGCCCGGTCATCAGCTGGGACTGGATACCGCTTCCCACATCCCTTGCAGCACTGCCGATACCACTTTGGCTTCTCTTGATCGTGGTAGCAAAACTGCCGACCAGAGAATCCACCGGAGTCGTGAGGTTGCTGCTCATAGACCCGGCAAGCCCCTGCACAGCCTTCACTACCGACTTGACATTTTTCTTAATGCCGGTCGCCAGCAGTTTCATGAAGTCTGGCATATAGGTATCTGCATCGGACAGAGGTCCTTCGTCTGGCACGGAGAAATGCAGCAGACTTCTGACCCTGCTTGCGACATTTTCCGCCGCTGCGATCACGGAACCGGCCGCTGCCCGGACACCTGCCGCCATCTGGGAACAGATATCTGCGCCCCAGCGGTATGCCGAAGAAGCAATCGAACCGAGCGAGTTAAAGCTGCTCCTGATACTTGCAACACCGGAAGAAACCGTGCTGCGCAGGCTGGACATTGCCGAAGACACCGTGGACTTGATGCTGTTGAAGGCAGAGGTCGTGGTGGATTTCAGTGTGTTCCAGCCGCTTGTGACCGTACTGCGAACTGCGGATACAGAGGAAGTTGTAAGACTCTTGATGCTGTTCCATGCAGTCGTGATGACCGTCTTGATACCATTCCAGCTGGTGTTCGTCAGAGTTTTCACTGCGTTCCATGCGCTTGTCATGGAAGATTTTACAGAAGCAGTTGCCGAAGTAGTCAGAGACTTGATTCCGTTCCATGCTGTGGTGATAACGCTCTTGATACCGTTCCAGCTGGTGTTCGTCAGAGTTTTCACTGCGTTCCATGCGCTTGTCATGGAAGATTTTACAGAAGCAGTTGCCGAAGTAGTCAGAGACTTGATTCCGTTCCATGCTGTGGTGATAATGCTCTTGATACCGTTCCAGCTGGTCGTTGTCAGCGACTTTACCGCATTCCATGCACTGGTCATGGAAGATTTGACAGCTGCTGTCGCAGAGGTCACATTGGATTTCACCGCCGCAAAGCTGGTCTGGATGGTGGTCTTGATGCTGTTCCATGTGCTCGTGGTACTAGTCGTAATGGAACTCCATGCGGATCTCATCGCGGCACTCACACCTGCCGTTCCGGTCTTCACCGTCTGGCTGATGGCCGCCCAGCTCTTACTGTATGCCTGCTCCACTCCCCTCATGGAGTTGGTGATGGAAGTAGACAGCGTGGTGGACAGATTCTCTGCCGCCGCAGTTACAAGGCTAGTGTTGGTCATGATGCCGTTTGCCAGTCCCTGCATGAAGTCCGGCATCCAGCTTTCCATATCCGCCAACGGTCCTTCGTCCGGCACAGAGAAGTGCAGGAAGGAACGGATACGGTCCGCCACTCCCGATACGGCACTTGCCACATCCTGAATCCTCGACTGGATACCGGACACAATGTTGCCGATCATGTCCGAGCCCCACGAGAATGCCTGTCCAGCCAGACCCTTGATAAAGGAAACTGCACTGTTAAAGCCGTTCGTGATGGTGGTCTTGATACCGGAAATCGTAGAGGAAATCCCGGATTTCATCGAGTTAAAGGCCGTGGTCGCCGCGCTCTTGATGCTGTTACTGAGGGACGAAACCGTAGATTTCATGGCATTCCAGCCGGAGGAAACCACCGATTTGATGCTATTTACCACACCGGAGATCTTGCTGCTGATGGCGCTCCAGATGGAAGAAACCTTGGACTGAATCGCAGAAAGGACAGTCGAAATGACCGTCTTGATCGCATTCCATGCCGTACTCATCCGGGTCTGAATGCCAGTCAGCAGCGGAGACAGGAACGATACAATGGCGTTCCATACCGTCGTCACTGCGGTCTGGATCGCAGTCAGCACCGTGGAGATAGCTGTCTGGATCGCGGACCAAACCGTAGAGAAAGTCGTCTGTAATCCAGTCAGGATCGGAGTCACAAAGGCGACGATGGCGTTCCAGATGGAAGTGATCTTCGTCTGGATCGCGGTCAGTGCTGCACCGATCAGGATCTGGATTGCCTGCCAGATGGTCTCAAACAGATATTTGAACGCATCCAACAGAGGTTTCATGGTGTTGTAGATGCCGTTCCACACCGAAGTGATCGTCGTGCTGATGGTGTTCATGACCGTAGAGATTGCGGTCGAGATTGCCGTCCACACAGTTGTCACCGTGGTATGGATCGTATTCAGCACAGAAGAAACTGCTGAAGGTCGTCTGGATACTCGTAAGAACAGTCGTAAAAAAGCTCGAAACTGCAGTGAACACAGTCGTTGCCACACTTTGGATAGCAGAAACTGTGTTTGAAAAGAAGCTGCTGATTCCGTTCCACACGGTCTCGAAGAAGCTCTTGATACTGCCCCAGACAGTCTGCCAGTCCGTACCGAACAGGCCAAGGAACACATCCAGCGCACTCTTTAATGCAGTAAGCGTAGTGGTAAATACGGACTTCACGCCTTCCCAGATGCTGGAGAAGATACCCTTCACCGCTTCCCATGCGCCACTCCAGTTGCCGGAGAACACATTGGAAAAGACATCGAACAGACCAAGCAGCGTATCCAGAACAACGCCAAGGATGGTGGCAACATTCTGGAAGGCTCCCTCGAACAGCGGAGCAAGCACCTGACAGAATCCATCCCAGACTGCTTTCAGTACCTCGGTGACATCCTTGAAGTCAAAGCCCAGCCCGTTGATCCGCTGTGTCAGCTGATCGCAGAAGCCTTTCACCTTGGAAACGATGTCGTTCCAGATGCCGGTAATGGCAGTACGGAACTCCTCGTTCGTATTCCAAAGGTTCATGAACGCCGCAACCAGTGTGCCGATGACCGCCACCACGGCTACGACCGGCCCGGACAGACCACCCAGAACCACTCCCAGCTTACTGAACACACCGCTGGCACTGCCCACGTGGGTGATGAGAAGCCGGACACCCTTTGCAAGAGAACTGAATCCCCGCATCGCTGTGCCGACGGTCGATATTGTTTTGCCAAGCACAATAAGCAGCGGACCAATGGATGCCGCCAGGAGTCCGATTTTGATGATCGTTTCTCTGGTACTTTCATCCATGCTATTCAGTTTATCCACGAACTGCTGCACGGCTGATACGATCTTGCGGATGGTGGGCATCAGGATATCGCCAAAAGAAATAGCCAGCTCTTCCAGCTGAGATTTCAGGATGGTGAGCTGACCATTTAAGTTGTCCTGCATGGTTTCTGCCATGCTCTCGGATGCGCCGTCACAGTTTTCAATGGCACCACGCAGTTTGTTGATGTCCGTCTCGCTGGAATTCATCAGAGCAAGGAAACCGGACATCGCATTCTTGCCGACCAGTGCCTCTGCATTGGCTGCCTTCTCAGATTCCGACAGCCCGGAAAATGCCACACGGCAATCCGCAAGGATGTCGTTCAAGCTCCTCATACTACCATCTGCATTGCTGGTGGCAATCGTGACCTCTCCGATGTTTTTACCGACAAAGGTCACTTCACCGGAAAGGTTATTCATGATGGTACGAAGGGAAGTACCAGCCTGTGAAGCCTTGATACCACTGTTTGCCATCAGACCGATGGCTTCTGCGGTATCCTCTGCCGAGAACCCAAGCGCACCGGCGATAGGCGCACAGTACTTGAACGTCTCGCCCATCATGCTGACATTGGTGTTCGCATTGGAGGATGCTGCTGCAAGGATATCCGCGAAATGACCAGAATCCGAAGCAGACAAGCCGAAGGCCGTGAGGGCATCCGTGACGATATCCGAAGTCGTGGCGAGGTCTTCACCCGAAGCGGCCGCCAAATTCATGATACCCTCGATGCCGCCCAGCATGTCGGAGGTTTTCCACCCGGCCATCGCCATGTACTCCATCGCAGAGGCAGCCTCGGATGCGGAGAACTTTGTCTTTGCACCCATTTCACGGGCTTTTGCACGGAGCTGGTCGAAGTCATCCCCAGTCGCACCGGAAATGGCAGAAACCTTGCTCATCTCGGAATCGAAGTCAGCTGCCGTCTTCACTGCGGCAGTGCCAAGACCCGTTACAGCGGCAGTCACCGGCAGGAACTTCTTGCCGACATTCTCCACAGAAGATCCAATGTTCTGGAGCTTTTCTCCGACTTCATCGATCTTGGCAAGAGTCGCATTCGTGGTCGCCGCCTGGTCCTGTAAAGACCGCAGATTCTGTTCGGTCTCCACGATCTCACGCTGGAGAGCATCGTACTGCTGCTGGGTGATCTCACCGTTGGCAAGCTGTTCATTTGCCTGCTGTGCGGCAGTTTTCAGCGTTGCCAGCTTTTCCTTAGTGGCTTCAATGGCATCCTTGAGCATCTTCTGCTTCTGGACGACCAGTTCTGTATTGGAGGGGTCCAGTTTCAGGAGTTTGTTGACATCCTTCAGTCCGGACTGCGTCCCCTTGATTGATTTGTTTACACTTTCCAGTGCTTTGGAGAGCTTTGTGGTATCGCCGCCGATCTCAACGGTGATGCCCTGGATTCTGGATGCCATGTGGATGACCACCTCCTTTTGGGCATAAGAAAAGCCCATCTGCACAGGGCAGACAGGCTAAAATGAGTATAAAAATACCCCGTCAGATTTCTCCAACGGGGTTCACTGTTAAATTATGATTCCGGGAAAAGGATTCGCATGTAATCTCTGCCGCCGTAAATCACACGGTCAACATAGACTACATTATTTGGTCTTACGCGGTAAAAGGCAAGATAGTTCTTGAACACAACATAGCGGTACCCACTATCAAGTCCGTTTTCAAATACCAGCTTTGCACCAGACTCTGGAAAAGAAGCAATCCCATCTACTTTATCCATGATTCCATCTACGGTATTCTGAGCAGCACTTGGATTACAGAGTTCAAACTCGATATAATCCCATATCTCATCAAGATCCTTTAATGCTCTCGGAGAATAGTCGATTTTACTTTGCATTCGCACGGGCCCTGAAGTGGCTTCTTACATCTTCTGAAGAAATCCAGCCTTCTTCCTCTCCTGATCTTCTGCCCTCAGCCAGCTCACACATCAAGCGAAGCTGTGCCTGCATCCGATCATACTTTTCTGCCTTTTCTCTCTGCTCTTCCTGCTCATCAATGTTCATGACTGTATAGCAACCACGCCCATTTTTAGTCAGATATAAAGGCTTTCCAACCTGAACGGTTTCGAGAACAGTCGCATAATTTCTCAAATCAGAAATCGGTTTGATGTTCGGCATAATAAAGCCCCCTTTCTTGGTTTCTGCTTTTATTATACCTCTTGTCTGTGCCAAATTCAACATCTTATTTGATGCTAAATTTTACAACTACTTGTCAGAAGAACCAATGTCATGTTGCAATGACGGCTCTTTCTACGGATAATCGTCATTCTGGCATCAGCTGTATTTTACAATAACACTCCCATATATCTGCGAATCACATTGTCAACTCGAAACAGCTTTGCATATTCCATGAGTCGATTCAGATCTTTGTCCCTTCTGGAAACATACGTCTTCAGAACGGAATTGAAATCCTGTGCTTCAATACTGCTCCGGCTTCTCATCAGGTCACAAATCGTCCGTTCCAGATTATACATTGGAATCATATTTCCGTCGTTGTCTTTCACAATGATCTTTCCGACATCCAGTAATTCCCGTTTTACCGTATATACTTTACAACTTCCATCCGCTGTAAGCCGATGTGTATTGTAACCACTATATATTGTAAGTGTATGAACAAACGGTTCTCTGTCCGTCAGGCCATGATAATAAAAAGCCTCATCATGTGAAAAAACAGCATTTGCACTTCTCTTATGAAGCACATACAGTTCATCTACCCAATCCAATCCAGTAGAATAAACGCCACGACTGACCGACTCCAATCCGTTCTCTCGGACATATTTGTAAAACTTAAATTTTGAAATTCCAGATTCTTCCGCAATTTTCGGTGTAATATAATCATAATTTTGAACCAATCTTGTCATTTCATCCACAGAATCACCATCCTTCCGTGCTTATATTGTAATCAAAATAAGCACAGAAGTCGAGTTATATTCTCTCAAAATTTGTCAAAATCAGCTTGCGATGCCAGCTCTTTGTACGGATAGTCGTCGTTCTGCCGCTCCGTGAACATATCATTGACCAACCCGATGGTCAGCAGGTCGAGGTCGGCGATGCTGATACCGAGCTGTACACAGCGCAGCAGAAAGAGCGGGGTGGTCATTTCCCGCTCACTTTTGCGAGGTTTTTTCTGGATTCTACCTCGGTCTGCACATTCAGACCCCACAGTTCGATCAGCTGGGGCAGGATCTGATAAATGGAGAAGGTGTTGAACTGGTCCAGGAACTCCTCCGGGCTGTCCGGCACCTTTGCCGGGTCTGCATGACGGGCCATCAGCCATGCCAGATCCTCGAACATCTCCAGACTGAACAGGTCGAGGTTGGAATTATCCTCATCATTCTCTCCCACGCTCTTTTCCAGCTGACGCAGGTCTTTGTAGATGTCACGGCCGAACTTGATACGGTACAGGCGAGGCACAGCGGCACTTGCCTTAAAGGTGACTTCCTTGCCATCGATCTCGATTTTCTTTGTAACTGCCATAATCGTAATCCTCCAAAATTTCATGTAAAATTGGCAGAGCCGAAGCCCTGCCGTATATCGTGTTTCTTACTCTGCCGGGTCAATGCTGACCAGTGCATTACCGCCACTCACAGTGGGCAGCTTTCCATCCCACTTCTGAACCTTCTGGTAATCGATCAGCGTATCGGACAGGCTTTCTGCCAGTTTACGGTTTGCCTCTGCCTGTGCATCTGCGGCAATGGAAGTCTTCTGGGCTTCCGCCTCTGCATTGGTGATCGCCACCTGCTTATCCGCTTCTGCCTTGGCAATGGCGGCCTCATTCTCAATCTTCTGCTTATCTGCGTTCTGCTGTGCAATGGACTTCTGTTGGATGGCTTCGTTATAGGCATCCTCAAAATTCATGTCGTTGATGACGACCTTGTTCACAAACACAACATCGTCGCCGTATTTCTGCACAAGAGACTCTGCCAGCTTCTGCTGTGCCAGAGGCTCGATCTTGGTGCGGTTGGTCACCTCATTGGGACCAAGTTCAGCCATCGCAGACTTGATTGCCGATGCCACCAGCTCATCACCGACCAGATTCTTGATGTCGGACACATTCGCATACAGCCATGCACTCTTCTCAGGAAGCACCTGATAGGTCACGATGACATCAGCGGCATACACAGGGGTCTTGTCGGAGGCTTCACCCCAGACCTGCGCTTCGATGTGCTTATCCTGCTGCTTGTTGTTGACCTTGTGGATGCTCTGCACAAAGGGAATGCAGAAGTTGAGCTTTCCGCTCTGAATGGTGGTTTTCTGGATCTGACCGAAGCTGGTCTTCACGCCCGTGTAACCGGTGGGGATGATGTGGAACGAGCAGACAGCCAGCACCAGAACGATGATCACTGCGAACAAAGGAAAAATCTTCTTCATAATCGTACCTCTTTATAGTAATGTAAGCAGAGCCGAAGCCCTGCGGTGTGTGTCGGTCACTTA